CTGCGCCCGGACGTGGTCCCAGGTCATCGTCAGCCGCTCCGGGTCGAAGCGATGCTCGATGCGGGGCTGCGTGTCCGTCAGGTTCGAGAAGCCCGACGCGGCGTAGAACTGCGTCAGCGGGTTCGTGATGTATTCGGCGAAGAGGACCTCGAACCCCTCGGAGACCCGGCGCATGTCGACGCCCGTCGTCGTCGCAAAGATGCCATTGCGATCAGCCCACCATAGCGCCCCGCCCCCGTTGATCGCCGCCGTCGGCCCGACCGCCCCCACGTCCTCGGAGACCTTCGTCAGTCGTCCGCCCGTAACGACCTGGCCGCCAGGCGGGGGCGCATAGACAAAGGTCTCCGACGTGGTCGAGATGACAAGGACCCCGTTGATCTCCGACACGGCCTCGATGTCGTTCTCGCTCGGGATGGTCAGGAAGTTGTCGGCGATGATCGACGAGGGCCGGCGAATGTCCGAGAAGTAAACCGTCCGCCGGTCCGCTATGGCGAGTCGCCCGAAGATGGCCGCCGCAGCCCGGGGTCTGGGGAACTCCGTATCCGTTAGATATGCGAACGCATCGGGGAACAGGCCAGGCGAAGCCGATACCCGCACGATCGACGCCGATTCCCCGTATCCCTTGAAGCGCCAGTCGGTCGCATCGACCGAGTTGACCTGCTGCGTCCGGGGCTCCCAGCCGTCGAAGGTCGAAGGGATGTAAGCCCAAAGGCCCGCCCGGGGGCTGCCGAAGTACATGACATCGGACAGTTCGACGAAGAAGAAGCCCCGGTCGTCGGCTTGAAGGTATCGCTGCACGTCGTTGTCGACGTCGGTCTCGTACAGCGCCGCTCGCTTGTCGTTGCGCTCGTTGAGGTCGGACGTTCTCGGGTGAAGCAGCTCCTCCCAGGTCCGGTCCGTCGTCACGTCGTAGATGCTGGCGATGTACGTCCGCACGTACTGACCGACCTTCCTGGCGTCGCCCCCTTGGTACAGGCCGCCCGTAAAGATGGTCGCCGAGATTACCGTGACGATCTGCTCGTGGCCGAAGTCCGTCCGCATGACGGCCGACCCTAGATGCTTCGGCTCCGTAATCGATCCGAAGGCGAAGGTAGTGTCCCATTGTGCGACCTGGCCGAAGCCCTGACGGACGAGCCAGGCGTCGGCCCGGCGATACACGTTCTGCACATAGGGACCGTCGCCGTGCAGGTCGGGCGTCATACCCGTCGGCATGACGTCGAGTTCTTGCTTGCTTATCGCCACCCGCTGATCCGCCGCTCGTCGAGGATGTGGTCGCTCATTTCAGGGACCCGGCCGGCGGACAGGTACAGTTCCAGCTCGACCTCCCGGCGCTTTAGCTGGCCGTCGAGTTCGGGGTTCGGGGCGCCGTCTCGGATGCTGTACTGCTTGTAAGCGTACAGGGCGATCAGGTCGTGAAAGGCGTCGAAGTCGTCGACGAACTCGTTGTCGCCCGCCGTCAGTTGCGTCCAGTCGACCGCCGAGACGGGGACGTATTCGATCCGAACTGTCTCGCCCGACTGGTCCTCGGAGAAGCGCAGGACCGTCCCGCTCAGGATGTACCGCTGCGACAGGCGATCCATTTCCTCGAAGCTGCCGGCCCCGCGGTAGTACCAGTTCACCGCGCCCGCCGTGTCGACGTTGACGACCTTGAGAAGCTGATACAGGCGACGAGTCCCGGCAGGAGCGAGCGACGCCCCGAGAATCCGCGTCGGGTTCGCCGCGTCGGCGAGGTCGTAGAAGTCCGTCGATGGGCTGATCGATACCCGGGCCGCATACGAGTAGGGATCGGTCTGGATGATCTGCCGGCGGAACTGGTCGTACCCGACCGTCAGCGCGCTAGTGACCTGGGCGGCGGCGAGGAATGTCTCGTCGTCCTCGTCGCAGTACAGGCGAAACAGGTCCCCGATCCCGTCGACAAACATCAGGCGACCTCCGCGCTACCGAAGCGGGCGTCGGCGGGCTGGCCCCCGGGCTCTTCGGCGATGGGCAATCCAGGGACCTGCGGAACGCCTGGCCCCGATGTCTGTCCCGGCTGCGGAAGTTCGCCCTTCCCTCCCGGCGCCGGGGCTCCAGCCGCTAGACCTCCCATCGCCATCAGAAGCCCGGCGACGTGTTGCTGGATCTCGAGGTCGAGACCGTAGAAGTCAGCCGTCCGCATGAAGTCCTCGAACACTCGGCGAATGACGTCGACGTCGTCGGTCGGGAACAGTTGAATATCGAAGCCCGCCTTCGCCGCATTGAGCAGCTCGCCGGCATGGGACATCGATGCGATCTTGTCGAGGACGAAGCGTGACGACGTGCCGAACGCCATTTCCTGCATCGCCTCGTCGGGCTGCAGAAGCCCGGCTGCGTGCAGTTCGATGATGCGCTGACGCTTGTCGGCGGTCTCGTTACGAAACAAGGACCCGGCTTCGATGATGACCTCGGGGACTTCGACGAGGTCCGTCGTTTCGAGTTCTCGATGAATCAGCGCCCCCGTGGCGTCGAGCGCCCGGACCCAGCGACGCTCCGTCCAATGCTCCCGCATCAGGACAAGGACGGTCCGCAGGACGTCGACGGTCCCCGCCTCGATGCCGGCCTGCGTCGGTTGGAGCTGCGATGCGTCCGACTGCTTGAGGGCGTCGACGTGCTTCGCCGAGTTGACGCCCCGGGCGGTCTGGCCGAGCGATGCCGAATGAACCCCGGCGACGTTCAGCATGTCGGCCCGGATCCGCTGCAGGTCGGCGTATGCTTCCGGCGGTAGCGTGGTCCCCTGCATGTAAGCCGGGGCTCCGTGCGCCGAGTTGTACCGGACGACCTTGCTCGCTCCGATCTTGAACGCGTTGCCAGGCACGGCCGACCCGGCGGGGACCAGAATATACGGGTCCGCGTAATGCTCGATGGCGTCGATGATCTGCTGGTTCTTCTTGTTGTACAGAATCTGCAGGTCGACGAGGTCCTCGACCAGGCCCTTCCCGTACAGGACGCCAGGAACCCGCAGATATACGAAGAGCCTGACCGGCGTCGTCTCCGTGTCCCATTCGTCGTGGTCGAGGACGTGGTCGGTCAGGCGGACCTCGTGCGTCCCGTCGTCGTAGTAAACGTCGAAGACCTCGACGACGTTGTCCCGGACTGTCTCGTCCTCGAGGATGCTGTCCCGGCTCTTCACTTCCGGCGTGTCGTCGATAGCCTTCGCCGACTTCGGCCAATCGTCCTTGATCTGGTCCCGGTCAGCCAGGCGCCGCACTGCGATGAACGCCGATTCGTCCGGGTCCGTCGCCCCCTTCTGGAAGAAGAGGTCGTAAGGGTTGACCAGTTCCGTGTGGATCGCCCCGTCCTCCGGGTCGTACACGGTATGGAGCGCAGCGTTCCCGCAGGACACCAGCCACTCGATCAGCTCCTGATACGTCCCCTTGAGGTTCTCCGTCGCCCAGTAGTAGCGCACGGCCTCGAGCGAAGACCGAGCCTTGAGAATGTCCTCGGACGAAGGCGACGCCGGCAGGATCGACGGGCTCGGGTATTCGACCGCAAGCGTCGAGACGATGGCCCGATATAGCGGGGTGATCTGGTCGTCCCTATAGCGACGGTCGTCCGTGTCGAGAACCCGAAGCCGACCCTGCGATCGGTCGTAGCTGACGTACTGCTGGCCCTGCAGAAACAGCCTCGCCAGGTCCCAGACAAGCTCCGTCCGACTGCGGGCCGACTTGCTGTCGTCGATCTCCTGGGCGAACGTCTCGGACAGGCGATGCACTACTTGAGGTCCTCTTCGACGGACAGCCTAGCGAGCAGCTCGTCGATGCCGGCCATCCCTCGGGCGCCACGTTCGACGCCCATCGCCGCCGCTCCCATCGGAACGGCCTCCGGGGCGACGACTCCCGCAGCCCCGGTAGCGAGACCTCCCCCGATGGATGCGCCTGCTGCGGCGCCGGCGGGGTTTCCGCCCGTGGCAATCGCTCCGAGCAGGGCGCCGAGCAAGGTCCCGCCGACCTGAATCCCCGACGCCGTCTCCGTCGCTTCTTCCTGCTGGCGTCGCCGCTCTTCGGCTTCGAGCTGTTGCGCCGCCTGGCGACGGGCCTCGATGTTACGCCCGAAGGCTGCAGGGTTCGCCATCAGATAGCCTCCTCGAAAAGGTCCGACACGGACTCGATGACTCGCATGTCCGCCTGACGCTTGGACTGCGCCTGAGCGCCCAGCTCTTGGCGGAAGGTGTGAAGATGCCGGGCGAAGATGACAACGAGCAGGAGGTCGACAACGGCCACGCCGATCAGTCCGAGGATCTGAAAGGCGATGACCATAGAACGACCTCCTGCCCGCGTCAGTTCATCAGCTTCCGGCGAGGGCCCCGTCGAAGTCCAGACCGACGATGGCGCCGGCGAAATTCGGACCGTAGCAGCCCAGGTTGAAGTACTGCTTCCAGACCCGCTCGACGGCGTCGGTGCCCTGGAAGTTGTACACGTCCCCGTCCCAGTCGCCGCCCCGCATCATGTAGGTCGACCACGTGTCGTCCTGCACGAAGAAGACGCCGCCGCGAGCGCAGTCGACGTCCTCCTCGAACGGGATCCCGCCATAGCTGAACCCGCCCGGCATGACGCCACCGTCCACCTTGAGACCGCCGCCGCCGCCCACGTTGAGCTGCATCGTCGTCGCGCCCTGGAAGAGCGTAGCGACCTCGGCTCGGGCCGTCGGGTGGAAGAACGCCCGGGTCGGACGCCCCTCGTTCCGGGTCCGCACGGAGATCCGGTCGAGCAACTGCTGCACGCGCTGCAGGTTGATGTCGCCGCGGTTGTGGTCGCCCGTGGTGTTCAGCGTCAGGACGTTCGACTGCAGCAGCGCCGTGCCGCCGACCGTCGTCCGGGCCTGCCCAAAGTGGTTCGGGGCGCCGATGTTCTCGTAGATGCCGGTCATCTGGTTCTCCAGACCCTGACCGGCCTCCGTGCAGCGAACGGCGCAGGCGAACCCGGCCCCGACGGCGGACGTGTTAAGCGCGTCCTGGACCGTCAGCCGCGAGCCCGTGACGTCAGCCGCCGAGATCTCCACCGTGGCGACCGTCGCGTAGGTGTCGAGGCGAATGATGTCGCAGGTGATGGCACCACCGACGGCAGTGATCAGGTCGGCCGCCTTCTGCGCGTCGCCCGTGAACTCCCATTGACGGTTTGCGATCTTGTTCTCATGCTCGTTGAAGAAGCCGAGGGTCCGATTCCCCGACCACGTAAAGCGGTTGAGCGAGGACGTGACACCCGCGACGAGGCGCTCCATCGAGAACTGCACGGCGTTTTCGAGCTGGCTGTTGCCCTCGCCGGCGGCGTCGATGGTCGGGCCCGTGATGCGGAACCGACCGGCGTAGAAGCGGTAAGGCACCGTGAGCTGCAGGGGATCGCCGCCTGCTGCCGCGGCCAAGTTCCCGCCGTCCGTGATCCAGCCGTGACCCGTGTCGTCGGCGACGATGACGGGCTGAAGGACCTGCTTCCCGCCGCCGGTCAGGGGCGACTTCTCGGCCCAGGACAAAGCCCGGGTCTTGGTTCCGATGATGTCTTGAAGGGGTGCGCGGAGATCGTCGAGGATCGCCTGCAAGGTCGTAAGCGAATGAGGCATTGGTCAGTTCCTTATCGGGCGGCTGATGCCCGGCGGCGCTCGAACAGCTCCCGCACGGACTTCGCTCCCGCGTATTTGTCTGCGTTTGTTTTCGACGGCTGACCTCCCCCGGACGACTTACCCTTCGGGCGTCGAGCGGAGACGGCGTCGTCGGCGGTCTCTTCCTTGGCCTGGGCGGGCGCCCGGGACTTGATCTGCTTATCGAGCCAAGCGTCGTATTGCTCAGCGACGTCAAACAGATCGACCGACTCGTCGTTCTGAACGGCACGCAGCAGCAGTTCGGCCGGAACCGACGGATGCTCCTTGCGTACCTCGGCGAGTTCCGAGCGCAGACGAACGGTCTCCGCTTGAACCTCCATCCGATGCAGACGATTCCGAACCTCGGCGACGGCAGGATCGACATCGTCGTCCGGCTTGGCCTCCTTCGGCGCGGGCTTGTCCTTGTCCAGAAGACCGTCGAGCCAGTCTCCCTTCTTCCCGTCCTTCTTGGCGACCGCCTCCTCGACCTTCGCCTTGAGCGCGTCGAGCTGCTCCTGCAGCCCTGCGTTCTTGGCCTCGGCGTCCTTGAGGGCGGCGATCTTCTTGCGGAGACGGCGCTGTAGTCGATTCGACCCCTTGGGCTCACTGTCGCCATCGTCTGCCTGGGCGGTCTCCGTTCCGTCCGCCTCGACCTCGGGGGCCTGGGCTTCGGGTTCCTCGGCGGCGGCTTCGACCTCGGGGGTCTCGACCGGCGCTTCGGCGGGGGCGCTGTCAGGTTCCGAGCCTGACGCAGCTTCGGCGGATTCCGCCTGGGCTGCCCTACGTGCGGCGAACGCTTCTGCGACTGTAGTGATCTCCGACATTCCGTCTCCTGATGGGGCTTGGCCTGGAAGGGCCCGCGGGTTACGCCCGCTAACCGTGCCTCGCCGGCCATTGTGGGAGACGTTGCGCCGTTTGTCTAGTGGACCCCCGTCAAGCAGACAGAATGGCTGACAGCGTCGCTCCGACGTCGCCACGTCGATCGGGGTCGTCGGCGAAGGCTAGCGAAGGGTCGTATAGCTGGCCCGTCGCCATCTCCCACTTGATGCGCTCGAGGGCATTGACCGGGCGATGGCCCATTCGCATGTCGATCTGGTGGACCTCGGCGGACTGCTCGGCGGCGACAAGCGCCAGGCCCGCGGCGACGATCATGTCCGAATGCGCCCCGCCCTGATGGTCCGGTCGGCCCGTCTTATCCCAGACGAACGTGTTGATCTCGTTCTTGAGCCGGGGGTCGATGGGCTCGAGGCGCCCGAGATTGATCGCCGACTGCAGCGCCGAAAGCATCGCAGGACGAGACCGCTCCGACGCATCCCAGCCGAGACGCTCCTGCGCCTCCTGTCCGACTTTGCCCTGCACGGTCGTCCGGTACAGGTACGGATAGCCCGAGTGCTTGAAGCGTTGAACGACGGCCAGGCCGATCCCCGTTCGCTCGATGGCGACGTAAGCCTTGTAACGGTCAGCCAGCTCAAGCGCAGCGTCGGCGAAGGGCTCGACGTTCATCCGAATGTAAAGAGAAGCGACCTCGACGGGCTTGTCCCGGTCCGACACGTCGACGACGTAGCAGGCCGAGAAGTCCCCGTCGGGTACCCCGCCCGCCGTGTCGACGCCCATCGCATAGGTCCTATACGGCTTCGGCTCGTCCGTGATGACCAGCCCCTCGACGGGTTCATGGCCGAGCGCCTCGTCGTAGCGACGGGAGAAGAAGGGCTTGCCCGACAGGATGAACGCGAGCGAAGCCTCCGTCGGGAACTCCTGATCGAAGTTGTCAGGCGACCCGCCCAGCTTGATGAACTGGACCCGGGCGTATGCGAGCTGCTCGTCCGTGATCCCCGGACATCGGTCCCGCAGCTCCGACTCCCATAGCGCCAGACCCGGGTCCGTAAACGGCGCCACGTATTCCGGCGAGTCCGTCGACGTGCGGGCGGTCGAGTCGGCTAGCCAGGACACAAAGTGTTTCTTGAAATACCGGGACTGCGAGAACGATCCGCTCGAATGCCAGAAGTGATAAGCCTCATTTACGCCGTTCGCCGTGGTCGACATGATGATGTGAGCCCCGCCGTCCGCCGCCGAGAAGCTGGAACGCATCATGCGCTGGACGTCGGAATACATGGCGACCTCGTCGGCGTGGACGATCTGATACCCGCCGCCGCGCAGCTTCTCCGTCCTGGCCGAAGCGACCCGGATCCGTCCGCCGTGGCTGAACTCGATGGCCCGGACGTTCGACTTCTTCGTCGGGAATAGGGCCCGCATCCATTCCGGCAGCTCCGCATAGAAGGTGTGATAAGCCTCGAAGATCCCCTCGGCCGATTCGGACAGGTGAGCGAGAACCGCCGCTTTCAGGTGCGGACCGAACAGGACCCGCCAGAAGATCCACGCCGACACGATGGTCGTGCAGCCGATGCGTCGAGCCTTGAGAACGAACGACCAGAGATTGTCGTCGAGCAGGTCGAGGATCTCCCGCTGCGCGTCGTGCGGAACCAGCGGGACGAGGTTCCCGGACTTGTCGACGATGCGGAGATACGTCGTGCAGAAGTGGACGAAGTCGCCCTTACATCGGACCAGCTCACGGGCGATCTCAGGATGAAGCCGGCCGGCGCTCACTTCTTGGCGGGGGCCTTCTTCTTCTTGGCGGGGGCCTTCTTCTTGGGCGGGGCCTTCGCCGACTTCGCTGCGTTGACCAGGTCCGTGTATTCGTCGAAGCGAGGATGGTCCTCGGGCGTGCAGTCGAGCAGCTCGTCGAGATAGTCGAGCGGGTAGACCAGCGGGTCTACGTCCATCGTCAGGTGTCCGGTCTTTCCCTCGGACACGTCCTGGCCCTGGGGGTTATGGACGAACTGATACTTGTCGATGTGCAGGTCGCCGTCGACGAGTTTCGCCGAGGTCCAGTCGTACAGGGCTGTCCGCTTCTTCGGCATCGCCTACTCCTCGTCGTCTGGGCCCGGATCGATGCCCATAGCGCGCAGCAGTTTATCGACCATGACGTCCCCGAACAGGTGGCGCATGGAGACCTCGCCCTTTGTCCCGTCAGGCTTGATGACCTCGACTTTCAGGTCTTTCCGATCTGCCATGTCAGTATCCCGTCGGCGCAATGAGGTCGAGATAGGTGATCCGAACGGTGCGAATGGCCCCGCCTCCTAGGGTCTGAACCCACATCGACGTCGCAGGGAAGTTGCCGGCGACGGTCATCAGGTGCGTGAGCGGGGCGGATCCCGTCAGGGTCCCGTCGACGTAGAACGACATGGCCGAGGACCCGAGGCGCAGTTCGTAGGTTCGCCATGCGGCGGACGTAGCCAGCCCGAGGTCGACCGTCGACTCCGTCCCCGCTCCCGACTTGACGACTCCGTACACCTTGCCGTCGACCGCCGTGTCGACCCGGAACCCGAAGAACTTGGACGCCGTGCCGGGGCGGGCGTCAAGCGTCCGATCCCCCGAGACCCCGAAGTGCCAATAGACGTTGGTCAGGTCGGTCGGCTCGATACGAACCCGGAACCGCAAACCCGTGCCGATGACCCCGATGTCATTGCCGAGAAGATCCCAGCTTGTGTAATCGTTGACCCCAGAACCAGACCGCAGCCCCAGGTTTCCCATCTCCCCGGCGCCGGCAGACGTGTTAGACGCGTTGATGGCGTTAGTTCCGTTGCGGTCCCATCCGTAACTGCCGAGCGTCTGATCCCCGTCGCCCGGCCCGACGAAGGGCTGGGTCAGGCGGTAATACTTCTCGGGGTCGTTGTAGTCCCGACCGCCGTGAACCATCGGCCCAGCCATCAGGCTGCCTCGTCCTCTTCCGGCTCGTCGTCCTTGTCATCGTCGTCGTCGGGCTTCTCGTCCGACGCCTTGATGGCCAGCAGGATCACGTCCGCCGGCATGTCGACGGCTTCATATCCGTACTCTTCGAGAGAGTCGGCGAGAACTTTCGCAGCTTCGGTTCGCGCAGGCATGGGCGACAGGGTCGCCGCAACAGGGGGCGGTCGTCAAGTCAGGACCCTTTGAGCAGCTCGGCGACGGCGTCGGCGAAGGACCCGCCCGTGTCCTGCCTGGACATCACCAGCTCGGCTGCACGCAGGCGGGCTCGCTTGTCCCGGGTCTGCAGAAGGATCTCCCGGACGGCCCTGAACGCCAGGGCGTCGAGCTGGGCGGATCGTTCCTCTTCGCTCCCGGGCGTCTCGTCGAGATCGATCCATAAACCCTCGCCGATATTGATGGGCGAAATGTGCGCTTGACTTTCCGCCCCTCCTACATGCGTCATAGCCCCTCCCCTCCCCGACCCCTCCCCTCCCCTCCTATCTCTAGGCTTCCTAGGCTTTCTGTTCCTGTACCGTTTGGGGCTTTCGTCGTCGGTCATGGTCCGAACCTATGGCTGTCGAAGCGTAGGCAGTTGGGGCGCCAGGTCAGGGTGACTCTTCCGGTTTCGCCGTCTCGACACTTTGCGATCATCAGGTCGGCTTCTCCGGGTCTGGTGTCTGCGTTGTAGTAATCGTCGCGGTGCAGTAGGGCGATGATGTCGCCGTGTTCTTCGATTCTGCCGCTGTCGCGTAGCGCCTTGAGCGAGGGCGGTCGTTTGGGATCGTGGGCGTCTCGGGATAGCTGGGCTGCTAGGACGAGCGGGACGTCGAAGTCTTTGGCCGTGGCTTTGAGCGCCTGGCTGATGTCGGAGACTTGAACGTAGCGGGAATCGTTGCGGACGTCGGGGCGGACGTCGTGCAGGTGGTCGATGATGACGAGGTCGCAGCCGCGGGCTGCTTTGTCGGAGGCTATGGCGGATCGGATGGCCGATGGGGTCATCGACGGATCGTCTCGGATAGACAGGTTCCAGCGGGAGATCCGGTCTTGAGCTGCGATGATGCGGTCGACCATGCGGTCGCCGAAGTCCCGGCCCGTTCGGATGGCGCCGAAGTCGACCTCGGATTCTTGGGCGAGCATTCGCTGCATGATCTTCGGGGTTGATTGCTCGATGGAAAACAGCGACACGGCCCCGCCTTGTTTGCAGACGTTCGCAGCGAGCTGCAGGACGAGGGCGGTCTTTCCCATCGAGGGACGGGCGGCGACGATGACGTAGTCGGCGGGTTCGAGTCCGATGACCAGGCGGTCGACGTCGGGCCAGCCCGTGGACAGGCGACGATGGTCGCCCGGGTCTGCGATGCGTCGCTGCAGGGCTTCGATCTCGTCGGCCATTGCGTCGGAGACTTTGCGGCCCTTCGTTCCGAGCGCCACGTCGAAGGCTTCGGCAGCGTCCCGGATCTCCGAGTAGGCTTCTCGGACGAAGGCGTCGAGAGTCTGCGGGTCGACGTTCTGGGCTCGCTCGTAGGTCGAGCCGCAGGCCGTGGCGAAGCGTCGCATCGTGGCCTGTTTGCGAACGAGGGCGGCATAGTGGCGGCCGAGCTTCGGGGACGGCGTCGACTCCTCGCAGTCCGCCATGCGGTCCCGCAGTTCGGACGAAGCGCCCGCCGCCTCGAGGACGGACCAGACGTCGACGCTCGACTCGTAGCCGGGGCCTTCGTGCAACTCGGAGATCACGGACCAGATGCGTCGATGCAGGGCGTCGCCGAAGTCCTCGGCGGACAGCGGTCCGACCTGGCCCACGATGGCCGGATCGATCAGCGCCGCTCCGATGACGACGGCCTCGACCTCGAACGACCAGGGCAGTGCTGCGAACTTCATGCCCTTGCGTTCCAGTCGGCGCCCGCCGTGCCGTTGTCGGGGACCGTGATCTGCTCGGCGTAGGAATCCCACTTGCGGCAGACCGTGGACGGTACGACGTACTTCGCCAGCTCGGTCCCGGCCCGGTCGGCCCATAGCCACTTCACGACATCGCCGATACGGCGCCGGGCGGCTTCGACGTCGTCGCCCTCTTCCTTGGCGAGCCGGATCAGCAGGGATCGGAGCTGCTCGGCAACCTTCTTCGATCGGGTCGGTCCTGTCCGCATCGACGAGCCGGTCAGCTTGTTCCAGCCCGTCAGCACCGCGTCGACGTCATCCATCGAGACGAACACGGGGGGGACTACTACCTCCTCAGCTACTACTACTTCTTCTTCTTCTACTACTGAGTCCCCCGTGACGTCACACCCTTTCCCCGTGACGTCCAACGATGTCCCCGTGACATCAGGGGACGCCTTCGCCCGCTGGGCCTGCTTTCGTTCCCGCCACTTCTGGCGCTGCGCGTCGGGGGCCTTCTGCAGCAACGACAGCGCCTCGGCGAGCGGCTCGGCTGCATCCTTGCCGTGTCCGTACTGGCACAACACCAGCGCCTTTCCCACCAGGGCGGCGCATTCGACCATATCTTCTCGAAGCATCTTTCATTCCTCCGTCAATGCCGCCCCGCCCCGGCCCCCAGACGAAGGAGACGAGGGCCAGGGCGGGCGTAGTGGCCGGGAGCTACCCGACCCGTCGATAGTACCACGTCCGTCAAGTGTCCGGGTCGTCGGTCGACTTCTTCTCGAGGTCCGAGGGCGACGGCCACGGAACA